TGGGATGACACTCGATGTAACCGACCTTCGACTCTTCCATACGAGTCGCGCCAATTACCATCGAGGCAAACACTTGAGTTGCGTGGTTCTTGTCCGGCCTCTCAGAAATCTTGATCTGAGGCTGTTGGCCAAGAGCGAGAAGCAGACCATCTTGTGCAAAATACAGCACCTTATCGTCTGCGTTGGAGTCGACACCAATCCGCTCAGTACGGATGAAATTGAACCCAAGGAAGGTGTCAACTTCGCCCTGCACTACATTGCTTTCAATCAGGCTCGTTAGTTCCTGACCCGTCCGAAGACCGCTGCATATCGCTATGCAGATAAGACCATATCTCCATCTCAGTGAGATGCTCTGCGCTTCCAGCCACTTGACTGTACTTCCCGTAGGAATGGTCGTTGAACCTTCCTCTTTCGAGGCTTGGCTGCTGATTATCTCAGAGAGACTTCCCAGCAATTCACAGAGAGTTTACCCGCGTGTCGCCACGCAGGGGCGCTAGTGTGTTAACGCTTTGACCGTGTTGAAGTCGCTTGAAGTGACTTCGGTTTCGGCCAGTAGATTGGACAACTGTTTTGCGTTGATGATGCAGAACCGAGGCATTTCCGGGTCTACGTCACCGGCATCCAAGTTTTCCTTGGCTGCGCGCAACTTACCGACGTTTAGGCCAGTATCAGCCGCAGGGCTGATGCCGACTTGCACATCGACAGTCATCGACGAGTCGTATGAGGTTGACGTGCTACCATCGACGCCGGTATTTGCGGCGCCGTCAGCGGCAGCAATGATCTCATCGTCCATTGCCCGCCCCAGGGCGAAAGCACTTGCCTGCGCATAAGGCCCCGTGGGATCAACGAGGGTGCGCACGCGGTCCTCCGAATCAATGAGGTCGGCGTAGTCGTAGTCAACCAATGAAACACGCCGTCTTGCGTGTGGCGTATCCATCTGTGGTGTGTCGCTATGGCGAGAAGTACGCTTTCGAGCGGCTACAGAACCGAGTTGCTCGAAAAATGCATTTTTGCCCACAACCGTCTCAACACGAACCGCGCCACGAAGACGAGATCCTTTTTGTTGAGCAAGATGTGACACGTTTGCAGCATACTGCTCCACCATCGCTGTCGTAATTTGAACACTCATAAGAGCACTCCTTTTCAGCTTTGGTTTAAGGTTAAGATTTTTTCGAGTGGTTGCCCGTTACCGGACCGCTCTGCGTAGTCGATCGCCATCGCCCGTCTCACCGGGTGTCTTGGTCAGGCCTGCAAAAACAGGTTATCCAACCGTGGAAACAATGTGGCTACCATCCTCGCTTGGAGGGAAAGCCAATTCATAAAGCCGTGTCAGTTTGTCATTGAGCACTTTGTGTTCTGGATGCGTCGGGTCCATCAGTGCCGGATTGGCGCGGATGGCGGCAATCTGTTCCTGGGCATCGGCAGGGGTCATGCCAAAGCCGGTCTGATCGCCTTCCTTAAATTGTCCCGACGTTCCAAGTTGCATTCCAACACGAACAAAGGCGCGGACAACGTCTGGATGATTACCCAGACCTGTCTCGTCCATAATTGTTGCCAATTGTTCGCCGCCGAACTCCCGGACAGCGTTTCGGCCTGCCGCGATCCGTTCTTCGTAGGCACTGCCGTATTCCTGTTTCAGTTCACGGTCCCATGCCTGGATCTGCACGTTCTCGTCGGCCATCGCCATGTCAGCCTGAGACGCAAATCGTTCCACATATTTATCATGGACGAACTGCGCCTGTGCTGGCGTGAGCTTGGCATCGTGAAATATAGACCGCATGTCGTCGGACAGGGTCTGGTCATAACTTGCCATGCCTTCTGGAGCCGCTAGGGCATAGTCTGCCGCGTCTTTCGGCACACCCAGCGAACTCCAGCCTTCCCACTCCAGAATATTCGAGTCAGCGGCGGGGAGGGCGACCTTGTCTGCACCTACCGCCTTTTCTAAATTAACGTATGACTTCAGCACATCGTCGGCGCCGGACCAGCCCTTCGCCGAAATGACTTCTTCATATTGAGCATCTGCCCAGCCCGTCGAACTACCTATGGCAGTTTCGGCTGGCGTTCCTTGGGGGACACCGGAACCATCTTCCGGGTTACCCGCGTCTACGGACCCTTCTTCACTCATCTGTAAATTCTCCATCATAGCTGGTTGCAAAATTCATTATGGCCGTGTCGTCCACACCCAGCATTTGGATGATGCGACGGACCATGTCCTGTGTTCCGGTGAGGTGTTGCAGATCAGCGTTTTCACGAACGCCCGTGATCTGGAACAGACCGGCGGTTTTCATTAGGTCTTTCAATATCAGTCGGCCTTGAGGATTGTGCATAAACACATCCTTATAGGCCCGGACCAGATCGACTTGCTGGTCAGTTTCTTTTGGGGACATTTAGTTTCTTTCGTTTAGCCTTGGCCCATGTCAGCAATTTGCGCCACCTTGAGCGCAGCGTCTGCGGCCTGCGGTGCCGCCGCCAAGCCCGATTGCAGAGCCTGTTGTTGTGCGCGTTGATCACGCAACGCCGCAATCTGATCTTGTGATCTCAGGATCTTCGTCGGCGCGCCGTTGGTGTCTGCAAGCAGGCGTGTGATGACATCGCCGTCGAAGTTATCCATAACGCCAGGGTCAACCGCGGCTATGGGTTGGACCATCTCCAGCGTGCGCAAAATGCCGACTCCTTCCTCTGCCTTCATGGCACGGGACAACGGCGACACATACTCAATGTCGTACTCCCCTTCAGCTTCCAGCAAGATGTCGGGCAGGGGAGGCAGTAGACCTTGCCTCGCCAGAATAGAAATCTCGCGCTCGATCAGTGGGCCGAGTGTTTCGCTTTGCTGTCGACCCACGGTAGGTGCCAGAAGTGCGCCTTTTTCCTGGGAGCGTTGTAACACCTCCGTCGCCGTCATCGAGGGCGTTTCTACAAGGATTTGAAACAGCGTAATCAGGAAGGCGTCATTGATGACACGCCTGCGTTGTTCCATCATGTCCATGCCGATGTCGACGCGCGCGCCGGTCTGCAACGGCTGGATGGGGGCTTGGGTTCGCCCATCCAACCGCGCAAAGGTGGACCCGCCAGGTTTCGTATTTACCGGAAAAACAACACCGTCGTCCGCAATTAAAAGCGGTGGGTCCACAACCTTCTGTCCCGCCCGAATAACGGTCTTGGACATTTCGTTGATCATTTTGATCTCTGGCAAGACGGTCATGGCAGGCGACCGCCCGTAGACTTCTCGCGGTCCCGTCACATAGCGGGACGGGATGTAGGGCAGCTCGTCAAAGCCGCCTTCCTCAATCAAGTGCTGGTCCTCGACCTCATAGTATCCTGAGAACCATGGCAAATTGCGTCGGTCCCGCCGCGTCGGATCGCGGTCAGTGCGCGGCATAACCACATGCAATATCTGACATCGATCGTCGGGTGCCTTTTCGCCCTTGCGTTTCATGGCATTGGACAGATCGCCGTCCTCGAACATGCGCAAGACTTGTCGCGCCGACAAATCCATCAGACGATACACCGTGTCGATGGCGCCGTTTTCATCTTCAGCAAAATAGCAATCCGACAGGTGCGTGTTGCGGTACATTGTGCCGCCCTGTGCCGACTCATCAACCCACAGAAGTGAATTACCAAATGCGCCAAGCTGCACATAGCCTTCGTGCATCTGGCTGGCAAAATTAGCGGCAGGCCGGTAGCGATAACGGAAGATGATATCCGTCACGGCATCAAACCAAAGACGCGCACTGTCGTCGCGATCGATCAACGGGTTGGATGCGCGCAGGGTGTGCCAGCGTGCGCCTCTGGGTGTCAGCAAAGATTCTACTGCCGATGCGAACCGCTCCAGGGCAAGGGCGCCTGTGGAGTCGTACATAACGGCGGTGCGCTTATCGCCCGGTGACCGCTCACCAACAAACTCTGTCGATCGGGGTAAAATGCGCTCTGCGATTTCTTGCCAATGACTTTCCCAGTTGGCGCGGTTCTTCTTCAGCAACTCAAAGCGTCGGAAGATTTCGTCTGTGTCGGTTGAATTTTTCATCAGACCCCCATCAGGGAAATTTTACGTTGCGCGTCCACACCCGCGTTCCTGGGCGTACCGTCCATGATTGTGGAGCCGTAGGTGCCGCCGCCGGTTGTGGCGCTGGCAACGCGCTGGGCCTTGTCGAGGCGTGCGCCAAGACCGGCCTTGATCTTTTTGCCGCCTGACTGCTTGGCCTGCGCTTCGGCATCAGGCGTACACATTATTTTTTCTTGGTCTTAACGGGCTTTTTCTTGGGTGGCCGTCCAACCTTTGAACCGTAAGTCCCTTTTCCTTTTGGCATATCTATCTCCTTTTCTATTGACCAGTGCCACCCTTACCGCGACCACTGCCGAGCGTGCTCATACGAACGGACGTTGACGGGAACATGGACGTAAATGCTCTGCCTGCAACTTGACCAGCAACCATGCCGATAGGGCCACCCACAGCGGCCCTGACGCCTAGCCCAAGCACATCTCCAAGGCCAATACTCGGATTAGCCATGCGGTCTAAAGCACCACCGCGAGAGGGTGCAACCATGTCGCGGGAATAACCCCGTGTTGACGTTGTCGCACCGCTTGCCAATGTAAAGGTCTGATCACCCCGCTCTAGTGCCTCTGTTTGCGCCCGATCGTTGGCTATGTCCTGATCTGAGCGGTTGTCTCCCATAAATCGACCTATTGTGCTGTCAGCGTAATTGTAAGTCGATGTATTGGGAGTGCCATCAGGGTTGTTAATGGATCTAGTTCTCTCCCCATACATGTCATCACCAGCGCCATCACTGCCATCTCCTCCACCACCACCACACATATCAGGCTCCTAACAATGTTTTTATGCCAAGATTGGCAACTTCGGTTACACCCTGCGGCGACGTTAAAATGTTTTTGCTTTTACCCCCAGCGCCAGCGCGTCGACGCACGATGGTGTTTTCGGCTGCGCGCACCTGTGGGTCCGAATCCGGCTGTTCCAAAGACGCCAATTGCGGTTGCTGTACGGGCGGTGGGTTATTGTTAAAACACATCGTCTCTCTCCAGGCGTGACCGCGTGATTGAATAGCAGTGATACGTCACACGGTTTGCGGCGTAATCTTCCACGGTGGCTTCGCGAATAAATCCCAGCATCTCCAGCCAGCGGTGGGCGACGTGGTGATCATCAGCCGACCAGCAATCG